GCCTACGCTTTGCTCCAAGCCCGCCGCTTGCATACCAAGCTGACCACCTAGTTGAGCCCCGCCCATCTGCCTTTGTTTGGCGGCCTCAAAGGCTTGCTGAGATTGTTGTAAAGCTTGCCCAAAACCTGCCTGACGTAGTTGAGATGCGGCTCTTGCCTCCTGATCCATCACATTACGGGCAAGTTCTTGTTCAGCTACGGCTTGTCTAGAACCACCAAATGCTCCTGTCGCCGCGGCTTGAGCTTTTAAATCTTGTTCTCGCATTTTTCCTTGACGAGCAAGGTCGTCAAGAGTTTGTTGAACCACTTCATCTTCATATTCGCTCATGAACGGTTGCAAACGATCTACTGGAGAATACTCACCCAAGGCGGTCCGTATGTCCTGACGGCCCGTGCCCAGCACATCACGGCCCATGTCCGACGCGCCCGTCAAGTAATTAGCAGCACGTTCTTGATATCCAAAAGGCACGTTCCTGTTTAGGTTTGCGCGAGCCGCAGCTTGAGCCAACATTGACTGACCCTCGCGGGTAGCGCCTAAACCTTCTCGAAGGCCGCCAAAACCAAATGTCTCTACCCCTTCTGCACCTTTTTGGCCTAACTGTGCAGCCTGCTGAACATAAGGGGCGTACATACCAATACCCATCTGCGCCATTTGCGCGGCCTGCTGTTGCAGGGGCGTGAGTCCCGCAACTTGATAAGCCGGTGCAGAAACCGGTGGCGGCGGCATGTTTGCCAAGTTGTCAGTAATAAATTTTGATACCGCATCGAGAAGCCCCGTGCGATATTGTTCAATCGCGGGATCTTCACGGACAATAGTTGTTGTTGTTTCAGCCACGAGCGGCCCTCCCTTCAAAGGTTCGCATCATGTCGTACATGCGTTTCATGCCGTCCTGCCGACTGCCGTTGCCTGCACCCCGCACGGCTCGTGCGGTCATGACAAACTCGCCATCGGACAGCATTGCTGGGATGTCATCGGAAGTTTCGGTGCCGGGGCCACGAATCGCCCCGTTTTTACGTGGGAAGTTGGTCATTTCCCCGCCACCTGCGGCGGCTTTGAACTGTGATCCGGGGAACGCGAACTGATAGGGTGTTCTGTCCATACCGGCAAAGAAGTCGAAAGGCTCGGGCGGATCGCCGGGTTTAAAGCCACCCATTGCGCCGGTCAACGCCAAGCCTCCAAAACCTAAAGGTCCGTATGTTCGTAAAAGGCTAGGAGCCAATTCTTTAGCTAATTCTTTAGCTACCCCAAAACTTACCTCTCTGCCGGTTTCGTTGAGAATTAACTTTTGCATTTCCGTAGGGTCTAACTTTCCACTAAAAAATATGTCTTTTAAACTGTCTAACTTATTTGGTTGTGTAAAAAAGTTTTTCAAAGAGGTAAGAAGCCCCGGATCAGCCGCTTGTGCAACTGCGTCAAAATTAGGAAGGGCTAACGCGTCATCTACGGTGTCTATCAATTGTGTGGGATCGGATGCTTTTGCCGCAACACCGGGTGCGCCTGTAGATGTTTTTGCCGCAGCACCGGGTGAAGTAGCGTCAAAGGCGGTAGAAAGTTGATCTTGAGGTATCAAAGACCCACTAGGTGGAGGTTGTACGCCCGTAGAAAAAGGTTGTGCGCCTGTCGCTGCGGCTGGTGTGCCTGCCGCAGCAGGCGCTGTCGATACTAACTCAGACGCAGGCAATTCGGGTGCTACATAATCAGGGACAGCTTCTGTAAGTTTACTTGTTAAATCAGAAGGTGTGGGTAAAGTTGGGTTAACACCTCCCCCAAGACCTGTTGGCAAACCAGCTTTGACCCCGGCCATGAACTCTCCGCCCTTCAAGACACTACCGATTCCCGAAGAAAGACCGCCCATAGCACCACCAATCAACGCCCCTTTAAGTGCGTCTTTCAGGCTTCCACCTTGAATAAGAGTGCCAATACCGCCGCCTAAAGTACCCGCCAGAATAGGTCCTACTCCGGGAATAAAACTAAGTCCGATAGACAGAACAATCGGAGCAATCTTCTTGAATACTTTAACGACGCCTTTTACAGCTTTTTTGATCCCTTTAAATATCTTCTTTAGAAAAAACTCAGGCTGGCCGGTAACAGGGTTGATGCTGTTAAGTTCGTTACCCACGACATAACGCTCGGGTTCAATGCCCATGTCCCGCATACGGGCAAAAAGAGCTTCTTTCAAGGCAGGATCTTCTTCAAACACCGCCATCGGTACGACTGTCTCACCCGTTGCAACGTGGGCTATGCGATCATCTTCTTCACGGCCAAACTCCGCAAGTTGCTCTGCTGTGGGTTTTACAATGTCGTAATAGGTGTCGGAGTTCAGGGCTTCGTCTGACCAATCGCCAACGGTGGCCGTCAAAAACGACGCTAACCCGCCCTCTGGGACCTCATATGGTTGTGGGGTTGCAACTGCGTTCATAGCTCTATCCCATCGCAATACATTATTGTATCAAAGCCCTACGGGGTTGACACTGTTACTGACCCCACACTACCGGTCGCCGAAAGACCCGCGGGGTGTGGTTTGTCAATTAAAACTATCTTTAGGATGCCATCTTGCTGAAAAATGGCCCCCGTCTCAAGGTTGTAGTCATTCTGCTGTAAATTCGTCAAAGTAAGGTCCGTGTGCCGTGCATCTCCAGGGTTGTTGAACTGGCGCAGAAACACGGAAAAAGAGCGCACGACCTCGGACATATACCCCGCGTTGTAGGCTTCTGGGGCGTTAGGAAACTCTGGTAATACAAGGCGACGGCTCATCTTCGGCCATCCGGGCGGATATCGACTCTAGGTGCCCCCAAACGCCACTGAATGTCTTCTCCAGTGCTTTGCAGCTTCAAAGCCATGCTACGGCCCCGGAGGCGAACATGCACGAGGTCCGTGAATTGCTCTACAGGCACCGTTGCCGTGCGCGTCACGCCGTTGGTTGACGTGGTGCTGTAGGCGGCTCCGGGTGCATTACGGGTCTGTAGGATAAAATTGACAGACGGACTATCCGAAATAGACCCTGTAAACGTCACATCTGGCACCATTCTACGGATAAATGAGAAGTTTTCGCCGTCCCCAATATCAATCTGACTAGACTCAATAAACGAGTCCAAGCCGGTGTCGTTTTGCCCGTCGTTCAAGCCCAGTTCATGTTGATACAAGATGCCGTCTGTGCCTGCGGCTAAGGGGAAATCGTTGATGCCTCGGTCCACCCACGCCGTTCTGGCCATAGTGCCAAAAAACCACAATTGCTGCTGGTAGTCATAAACTACGTAGCGATCTATCTCATCAGACCCGGATGACGGGTAAAACCACCAAACTTCACTAAAACTGGAGTTAAGCGCGGCAAAGACTTTTTCACCTTGCGCGTTGTTGAAATCAGAAAACACATAGTCCTTGACGGAGCAGGGCAAAGTCTGAACACGCCCCGTATACACGTAAAAATCGTCGTTACCCATCCAGTAAATCGTATCGTTGACCGATTTAGCGGCATTCGGACCCATAATCGTGACATTTTCAGACACCATGTTGATGCCAAACGTGAAAGGCGGTCCCAAAAATTGCATGGCATGTAGCGAAACGTCAGTAAAAACAATGATCTGTTGCCGTGTTTCTACCGCCGTGACGATCTCTGATCCAGAGCCCAAGCGAAGATCACCCGCAGTGTTCGTGGCTAAAGACTGCCACACCAAAGGGTTTTCTTGGTCTGAAAAACGTATTAACAGCGGGTCTTGTGTGCCAATCGCATTTTCAGGGTCACACCCAAAAACAATCACGTGCCGGTCCCTATCGGAAACCAGCACCTGTTTGGCAATAGTAGGCGTCGTAGAGTCGGCACCCGCTCGGTCACTAATTGCCACGGCGCGTGAAGTCAGGCCCGTGCTTTTATCCCAATAAAAAATACCGGCATCTCGGGCATTTATGATTAAATCTTCGCCAAAATTGTCATGACTCCACAGTCGTAGTGTAGATCCTACAGCAATCAAAGAAGACGCTGAGCCCCATGTTCCACGGCCCCACAAACCCGCACCCCAACCTGTACCTGCTACGGTGGTATCTAGACCAGTATTAATCTGGTAAGCGCCAACTACAGAGCTTCCTCCGTTACCCGTGTCACTGCTGTTAGCACTTACAGCGGTCCCGGAAGTGTCTTTTGCAGCAACGGTATAGCTGTTGTCGTTAACAATACTGGCGATTTGGTACTCTTGGTTAAGGACAGCCGCCGTAATGTTACCCCCGAGAGATGCCGCGCCACTAAAAGTAACAAAATCATTAACAATTGCGCCGTGGGCCGTGTCAGATACAGTGATGGTGGAGGAGCCGTTGGTGGCTGAAAAAGTCACATCCCCCGCAGAGGTGGTTAGCCTAATAGGGGTGATATCGTTATAGCCCCCACCCTCTTCTATATAATATTTAAGATGTGTCCCCACACCGTTAAAACGGCTGCCGTCTAACGCTACAAAAGGCTTGAGGGCTCGGGCCGATCCAAGGTACGTGGCCGCAGATAATTTAATCCAGCCGCCTAGTTTTTCTGGGGTTCCAAACCGAAAACGAATTTTATCGCAGTTAAACCAGCCACCCTCATTGGCATAAGAGGTCAGTTCTCTAACTATTCCGGGTCTAAATTGTAGCTTTGTAAGTGGCACGTTATTTAGCACCTTGTATGAGAGAAACTGTGCCTAAAATCACACTTCCTGCAAGCAACACTCCAATCACAATAAAAATAGCGTCTTTAAAAACTCGTTTACGCCTGCGTTGTCGATAAATGGCATCTTCCCGTTGAGCTTTGATTTTTCTACGAAGAAATATCATTTCTTGGTAGGTTTCAACGCCGTAAGTCCAGACTATCAATTCTCGTATTTGTTTTTCCTGTTCCTCTAACTTTTTTTTCGCTATGACGCTGTTAAGGGCTTGTTGTTCAACCGTGTTGCCATCAAATAACTTTTTAAATATCCCAGGTGACTCTGCTTCTTTTTCTGCCTCTTTAAGATCCGAGGCGTAGCCATACCATGCGCCCAGTTTTTGAGCCACATGCTCTATTTCTGCACCCTGATTGACTAGAGTCTGAATGCCCTTGAAAGTCGTAGAGGCCATTGCAATTAAAGAAAGCGGGTCCATTAGTCATCGCTTTCAACTTCTGGCTCGACCTGACTTCCAGCCTGCTCTTTGATTTTGACAACCAAGGGCCATGCACCTGATTTGGTAGGCATCTCACCTAAAACTTGTAGCACGGAGTTAACTTCCTCCACACTAAGCTCTAATTTTATGACCACGGAATGCCCGCCCCTGTTGTAGGGGTCTTTGACTCCGTTATCTGTGCATCAATAGATGCTTCGATAGCTGTCACCTCGTCAGCCCCAATCGCCGCCTTCGCCCAACCCACAGCCGTGGACTCAGTGATATCAGCCCACTCGACAAACGATTCTCCGGGAGCTTCAAGCCCTACAGAACCATAACGTGACCCAGCGTGATCGCCATCAACCTTATCGCAACACCAATGCACTTGCGTAACTACGTTAGTTTTACCGTCAAATGAAACGTCGTAGTCCATTGCAGCAATAGTCCATGTATGTGCCATTTTATGCTCCTTTTAGTGCCGCTATTTCGGCCTTTAATTCATTTACCTGTGCAGACAGTTCTTGGATAGCTTTAACCATTGACGGAATCATGTCGCTCATCTTTAAAGCAAGCTTGGTTTCTTCATCTGTATACTTGTATTCGTGTACAAGCTCTGGCAAAACGTCTTCGACCTCTTGAGCCACAAAACCCATGATGTCGTTACCGTCACCATTCTTCCAATCAAACCTGCGCGGCTGTAGGGCATTAATTGTGTCAAGCCCTTTGTCCAAGTCTCTTACATTTTCTTTAAGAGAAACATCCGAAAGAGATGTAATGCTACTAGAGGTTGCAAAAATTTGACCGGCATACGTAACATAAAACTTATATGCACTATCACCAGTGTCATATAAACCATAACCAACATCACCAGCACCACCATCACCTGTAACTTGACAATTTGCCGTGCTATTTGTTCCGCTACTTGCTGGGCGTAACTTTATTCCTGCGCCAGAAAGTGTGCCAGAGGTCGTTCCAACGAGTAAATTACCGTCGTGAGTAACCCGCATCCGTTCTGTGGTTGTTTGACCGGTGCCGGGTGCTTGTGGAGTAGTATAAAAAACTAACGCCATACCCCCGTCATTGTCTTGGCTATACGCCTCCCTTGCGACGGCGTTGATAGCCGCGCCAACCTTGGGGTTTGTGGTTGTAAATTGAGGGTCTGTGCTTCCGAACTGAATAGCGGGCGTAAACTTGCTGGTTGTGTTCATGCCGCCAGCAGTTAACAAAAGACCGGAGCCAGAACCATCAAACGAGCTTGTTCCTGCACCTGTGCTTTCAATGTGAATACGAGATCCAGCACCGCTTGTTCCAGAAACATGGAGCTTTGATGTTGGATCTGTTGTACCAACACCTAAATCACCATTGCTATCAAGGCGCATGACCTCTGCTGGAGTAGAGCCAACTAAAAACTGCATCTGGCTGGTGCCACTGGAGCCGCCATTTTTAATAACAGACACCAAACTGTTTCCAGCGTCGGCAAACTTGATCTCGCCACTAGCAAGCATCACCTGATTGCCATTTACAGTAAATTTATTGGATAGTGATGTTGCGCCAATACCTACATTACCAGAGCTGTCAATACGCATACGCTCTGCAGCATTCACGCCAAATCTTAAAGAGTCACCTGCGTGCTTATATTGAATATATCCAATATCATTATCAGACTCGTTACCGAAAAAAATGTTTGCACTGTTTGCAGATGAGCCTGCAAGCAACGTCATCCCAAAATTAGTATCGTTTGACTCCAGCACTAAATTTTGTGCCGAGACGCTTGCAGTGTTGCTACTTGCAGACTCCTTGACATGGAGTTGACCACTGACCGTGGCGCCAGTACCAATACCTACGTTACCGGAGCTATCGATACGCATACGTTCTGTTGATGCACCCCCAAAGGTAAACCCGCCATCACTTGATCCGGTAGATTGAAAACCAATGAGGTTGTTAGCGTTATCTACTGTAATGTCTAGATATGCGTTGTCGCCTGATGTAAATCGCTCAAATCGAATTAATGGGTCTGTCGAACCCGTAGATGACTCAGTAACTTTTACATGAAGCGGGGCGTCTACGCTCGACGTACCAATACCTACGTTTCCGGAGCTAGTGTCAATCCGCATAAGCTCTGAGCCAGAAACGTCAAAAGTAAAATCTCTCAGCGTTGATCCTGTATCAAACTCGATTCCGGTATCGCTATGCGTTATCGTTGACGCATAGCCTGATGTCGCTGTGCTATCAATAGTAATTCCAGATGTAGACCCATCGCTTGATGCCGCTAAAACACCACCAAGAACGTGCAATGATTTTTGAGGGTCGGTTGCGGATATGCCCACTTTACCGCCAGCCTGAATAACAAACTTGTCAGCGGTAGACGCAGAGCCAACAGCTAATGCAATGTCTGCTGACGCGTTTCCAGCCTGAATGTTTACGCCATTGTCTGAGGCTTCTTGTATGTCTACGCGATAACCTGTTCGCGGTGAAGTAACCCCAACTCCCAAGTCATTTCCGCTTGTTATGGTAATCGCAGTGCTACTGGCGTTATCGTCGATGCCTGTGGAGGTAAACGTAGTAAACGTGCCTGCGGCGGCTGTTGAGCCTCCAATGGTGACATTATCTGCGGTGCCGCCATTGATATCAGCAGTAGTCAGCACTGCACTTGCTACCGTTACTACGCCTGTAGAATCGGCAATAGACCCTGCCGACGTGCCGTCCTTTGCTTTAATGTTGGTAACTTCAATATTGGTGGTGTCAACCGTTGTCGCGTTGGCTGTCGTAAATGTTCCTACAGCGGCGGTAGAGCCTCCGATAGTCACATTGTCCGCAGTGCCTCCGTTAATATCAGCAGTGGTTAGTGCCGCACTGGCAGCCGTAAGCCCGGTTACTGTAAGATCAACGTTTACATCTGTGACTGTGGCACCTGATCCCCCGCCATTAAACTTCAGCAAAACATCTGCGCCGTTGACAATCTCAAAGTCGTTAGATGCGTTGTAAGTGCCCTGAAAGACAATGATTGACCGGCTACTAGACAGGCTGTTACGGATGTGAACAATTTTTTCGGCGTCATTTGGCGTGAGTTGCACATATGCCGTGCCACCCAAGTCCCCGCCATCCACAAACTCAATAAACTTGTTTCTGCCGTTAGATGAGGCCCCGTCCGTTATGGGCAGGCTGTTTGGAGATCCAGAGCTTCCCGCAGACGAAAGCGTGATTGAAATAATCCCGTTAACCGCTTCGTCTAGAATGTCAAAGTTGGTGTTGGTGGTATCACCCCAGGTGCCTGACTGTTCGCCAGTTCCAATCTTTTCAATACCGAGATTAGTTGTGTATGTACTAGCCATTTTTCAGTCCTTTTAGGCTGCAATGTCCTCGTAATTAGGGCTTTGCGACGGCGTTATGTCTGACCAACTGGGAGATTGCGACGGCGTAACTGCCGCGTAACTAGGTGTTTGCGACGGCGTAACCCCCGAATAATTAGGTGTTTGCGACGGACTCACAGCAGCCCACTCCGGTGTTTGAGATGGGATAATTCTACCCCAAACCAAAACATTTGTGACCTCTCCGGTAGCGGCAACGCCTGTCACCTCTACATTTGCGCCTGTGCCCTCCGATACAGTGACAGAACCTACGGCACCTGTAGCAGAAATACCCGTGACAGACGCATTTACATCGCCCGTAACCGTAACAGAGCCCACTGAACCGGTAGCAGAAAGCCCTGTGACAGAGACATTTGCAGCGGCATTGACGGTGACCGATCCCACCGCACCTGTGGCGGCAAGACCCGTAACAGAAAGATTTACATCTGTGGTGACAGAGACAGAACCTACAGCACCTGTAGCAGCAAGACCCGTAACAGAGACATTTGCGTCCCCGGTTACTGTGACAGAACCTACAGCACCGGTTGCACCCGTGTTGGTAACACTGCCTTCGCCCCAAGCAAGGCTATTCCAGCCTCCTCGGCCCCAGCCTGTTAAAGGGACGATAACGTCAGACATTTTACGCTATGCGGATAATCGCATTGCTTGCGTCAGCGGCAGGAAAAACTATGGTGAAATCACCGGAACTGGATGATTTATCAGCACCAAAATCCAAAACAACCACGGATGGATCACCACTTGCACTGTCGTTGTAAATCAATGCACCTCTCGCTGTGAGCGATGAAGAGCTGAACGTCAAGTCTGTAAAGTCTGTGAAAGCGGTGGTGCTAGAAGTGGTCGGATCCACTCTGGTTAAAGTGCCTCCACCCGCTGTATAGCCTGTTCCGCTAATCTCATTACTGGTTGTGTAGGCTGTTGTAGCCGCCGTAAAACTGGCGCTGTTGGTGTACATGGCCAACTTAAATGTGCTGCCACCCGAGTTTTTGAAGTTATGAACGCCCTCCAATAGCTCTTTTTTGAAGGACGTACACATGAAATTTCCACTAAACGCCATCGCTAAAGTCTCCTAATTGCATCTGCCAAGTCTTTGTGACCCGCATGTATCAAAGCATTATATACGGTGGTTCTGTCACTTTTAATGGCTTCATTCATGTAATGTAGCAATACTTCCCGGAGCTGCTTTTTGTAAGCCAAAGCTTGGTCCCTAATCACTGGAGGGGCATTCTCCGAAACACGAACTATCCGGTTCAAACAACGCTCGGCCACCTCTTCTGGCGTAAACCCACGATTATTAGTGGTTTCCACCATGACGGAGCCAACTTCTAATTTTCCAATGTCTGCTGTCATTGTTTGGGCCGTATGACCATGCCGGTTCTATATTGATCTGTCACTTCTTTAGCCTCTCCAAACAACTTGAGACCCTGCAACCCTTGCATGAACTGTTGTTGATAGTTTTGAAGAACGTCAGGCTCACCCTTCATAAAGGTATATGCCTCTACCAAAGACCCGTACAACATGGTCATAGGGGCATTTTCACTTAACCAGGTAGTTCCGGAACTGGCCCCAGCCGTCAAACTGGCCGGTCTATAAAAGTAATTTAGCTCCACCGCAAAAGACGAATTTGGTGTTGGACCTATAATAAAATTGGTGACATCAAAAACCGCGTAATACTTCGGTATGCCCGTCGTAGAGCTATTTGGGGCAAAGGTTTGTACGAAATCAGCGTCTTTGAACTCCAAAAACACTTTTTCACTACTGGCATTAGTAAAAGAAAGCGACATGGGCGCTAAAAAATCTGTAGGACAGTTCAAAAACTGGTTTGAACTGGTCAAAGTGCCCGAAGCATTCTTCCGAAACAAACTTAGCTGGATGTTTTTGAGGATGCGCTCTTCAGTGTTTTTTATGAAAATATCAAGATTATTGACAAATGTAGTCTCGTCATTCTCCGAATAATCTTGAATCGCTTGTTTCAAGCTAGAAAATGTAAAACTCATGACGTATTCACCGTAACCGTTCCAACAATCCCGTATGCAACAGTGGGCCTAAACTCTTTTTGTTGGACATTAGGAACCCCAACATAAATATTGTAAGGCTCCGGTACGTTTGGACGGGGGTTCATCAAAGCCTGCGGATCTACAGCTTTACGTCGAGGCTCCAGTTGAGGCTGTTTGGGGTCGTATTCGTCGGGACCTACCAACAAGCCATTCCACTCTTTTTTCATCTGATTCAGCTTGTAACGCTGTCCAGAGCGGTCAGAAATGCCGTAAGCAAACTTTCCTGTGGCAAAACGTCCCATGACTAGAGCCTTGTATACGCCATAGATGGTTGAATGTTGAAGGCCGCACGGTCTATGTCTTCCGCGGCAGCCCGGTTAAATTCTTCTTCGTAAATAGCTTTCAGCATTTGCACCCTGTCCGGGGCTCTTTTTACGGCAATGTAGTAAGCAAGACCCGCTGCCAAACATGGGAAGAATCTGAAAGGCACGTCCATGGTGTTTGTGTAGGCGTCTGCATCATCCATACGGACCAGTTTGTCAATTAAAATGGTATCTGTGCTGTTTTCTGGCACAGGCCAGATCTTCAACACGGGGTTGATTTGACGATCTACGAAAAACTGTGAAGGTCTTGCCTGCGTGGTTTTTGTGGGGATATTGATAAAATCACTACGGCTAATGCGTTCTAGACTAAAATCTGTAGTGCTACGGCGTAAAACGGCGCTGAGAACGTCAATCGTGGATGTTCCAAGGTTGTAAGACCCTGTGCCCTGCGTCAGGGTCACTGTAGTCTGCTCAATGGTCCACTGGTTCAGGCCCCTATTAGCCCACTCTGCAAGCATCAAATTCAACGATCTTCGGGCAGTTTTAAGGTCATAGCCCGTGCGGACTTCTAAGCCGCACCGCTCAAAAGCCTCTTCAATGTAATCGCTTACATCAAGCTCAAAATCTGTGGAACCTGACGTGGTCATTTTTTAGACCTTTTTTCCAACGCATCGCGTATTTTTTTAGATAGCTTTGGGCCGCCTTTATTACCGCCTTTATTTTTGGGAAGTTTCTTTGCCACGCCTAATACTTCACGTCTTTCTTCTTCTCGGCGCTTTTTATTTAAAATTTCATAATCACCCACGTCTCTAACGCCTTCATAGCCCTCAACTATTCTTTCGTTACCTAAAGGGGTGCCTATCCTAAGATCCCCTAGATTTGTCTTTTTAACCCGTGCTTTATATGTCATAGTCGTCCACCCCTTCTGAATACAGATTGTCAAATGTTACATTAGGATCTGTATAGCTACTATGGCCTTCCGCAGAGTGCAAATACTGAGAAGGTCTAAAATCCGGTGCCCCCTCCCCGGTGTTCCACAAAGCAGGCGACGTGGCACGAGCGCGGTTATTGGGCAAGGCAACTATATTACCCTCCCACGGACCGTCTGTCAGATACAAAAGATGGCTTTGTTTATGCTGATCTGGCGAGTCGGCAATGCTGTTGCCGGTGTAATCAACCGTCAAAATGTAACGAGCTTCATGGAACTCATGATCTATTTTGGCAATCCACGGGCTAGAGCTAACCCGATCAAGCACCACAACGCTGTGGTCACGGGCTTCACAATCCCAAGGCTGGCAAAGATGATCTTCCATCCGTTCTGGCCATGATTCCATAGGTCGATCCGCCACCAGAGCTTGAATAGGCATCCTTGCCCACATTGCCCCTCCGTGGACGTTTTCTTCTATTCCGTCAGAACTGCACGTTATGCCGGTAAAAACGACCTGAAAGCTCAAAGAGCGGTCTGGTATTGTGTTAACAGCAATAGCAAGAGCGTGTAAAAACTCTCCATGATACCGGTCATGGTTACACGTAAATTCTTTGCGGACCCAACATTTAAAATATGGGATATTGCTGATTACATACGACACAATTAAGGTTTCGGGCCGTCTTTTTTACCTTTTTTGTACATAGAGCCGCCCTTAGCCATCTTGGGCGGAGGCTTCATCATAGCGCCACCTTTAGACTTTTTAACCGAGCCGCCGTTTTTCATAAAACCCATTTTGTTTCGCACACTTTCAGGCAACATGCGGGCCCCTTTGTTAGGCGCGGGCTTTAGCTTTTTAGGACCACCAGACTCATCTGGAATAGTCATCTGCCGCGTGTTTTTCCTAGTGCCTACTTTCTTTTTTGCTCCACCGCCACGTCTAAATTTACCCTCCGGCAGCGTGGGATCTTTTGTATTAACTCCACCACCGCCTTTCATACCGGGCGGCTTCGGCTTCATCATCGAACCACCCTTGGATTTTTTGACCGCCGTGCCCTTGGCTTTTTTGCGTCCGGGCTGACCCATTCCGAGATTTACTCTACTTCCAGGCATTTTACGCCTCCTATGTGTAACGAGTGCGTTTTCGACGATTAGGCATCACCGCACCACACCCCCTATGGTTTTTACGAATCTCTCCACCCTTGGCCGCTTTACGGACTTTGGCCGCTTTTGTATTAGCCACAACTTTCTTCCCTTTAGCGCCCTCTCGTTTCTTTTTACGTGCTGTAGCTGCACGTTCTGCTTTGCTTAAACTACGTGCTTTTGCCTCGGGCAAACACCTGTCAGGCATTTTTTTGTTTTTGGAGGTGCCACATTCACCAACAATGTTGCCCTCCGTATCAATTCGGACCCATTTTTTGTCCAACCAATCCTGTAACTCGCCCATTAACGTTTTTTCCGGGCTGTTTTTGCTTTAGGTAAGGTTTTTTCAATCATTGCAGCTTGTGCGGCATGGGTCTTTGACGCTTTTTTCAACGCAGCGATCATCTTTTTTTTCTGTGCAAGGGTTAGTTCTGCCATTTCACACCTCTACCGACCTTTTCGCTTGCCGCCCTTGGCTTTTTTGGCGTAGTTGGGGTCTTTACAGTATTTACTCGCGGCTAAATTAGCATAAGCAGAAGGGTATGTATCAAAAGTTCGCTTGGCCCACGCTTTACCCTCCGGGCATATCTTGCTCCCCTTACTTTTCTTGGAAGCCCCGCCGCCTTTTCGCATGTAAGTGACTTGAACTTTTGTTTTTTTTGGGCCTGTGCTGACTCTAGAACCGTTATTTTGCATACCTTACCCCAAAAATTTAGCCGCAAATGGCGTTGTTATGATCAAAACAGCCAAACCCCACACTTTTAGATCCAAACGTTCTAAAGAGGTGGAGTTTTTAGATATTAACTCTTTCTGGTCATCTAACCGCTCTTCGATCCGTGCATATCGCAAATTACACTCTGCCTCATGACGTTCTATCCGCGAAAGAATTTCTTGAACATCCATGCTCACCAAGCCTTACAAGACCAATAACGAGCAGTGAACTTGTCTTTTGCCGTATCACAGTTGTGACGCGCTCTAAAATTGCTTCTACGCCCCGGTTGCGACTTTTTAATCGACATGTTTGGGTCACCAAAGCGAACAAGCTTTACTTCATTGCCTTTTTTAGCCAAAACGGCACTTTTCTTTGATTTACCGGGGGTCTTTTTTGGCTTGTTATAACCTGAAAAAGTCTCACCCCGGTACTTCAAACGACCTGAAGGTAGTCTTGTAACATCCTTGGTAGTAGCCATATCAAGCAAACTTCTTCCGCATGTACAAAATAATCGTGTAAGTGTCAGCACTGCTATGGCCCACAGTAGTAAAGGCCACATCTCCAGTTTTTCCACTACCTGCATTGTTTGTCAGGCCACCAAACGACGTGTAGTCGTGGTCGCCGCTTTGGTTTTCACCAAGCTCTATACAAAAAGCATCTGAAGTAGCGTCAAAAAGAATTTTGACCTTCATGCCTATGCACTGCCACCAAATTCGTTCGATAACGACTTCGTTACAAGTGTCACCGTCTGCACTAGCTGCCAAAGCAGAAACATCTACTTTTACAACCGCACTTTCACCCGTCCCATCCGAAACGTTCGTGAACTTCATGACGGCATGTTTGGGGCCATCGATTAGCGTTTGTGACGTTACTGCATCAGCCATAAAAACCTCCAAAAACGGGGGCCAAGACCCCCTCTTAGATTATTGATCAGCAAACGCGGGGGCTGTTGCGCCCGTCACAGTGCCAAAAATCTGATAATTGGTGGTGTTCAGGCCAACGATAGTTACGTCAAAACCAGCAGGAACATTTATCTGAATACTGCTGTTTGAGTTACCGTCAGAAAACACTGCGCTGACTTCATTGTCTGTATCCAAGAAAGTCACGCCGCCTATGTAGAAGTTGGTGTTTCCTGGGGTAACGATAAGCGCATCCGTGCCGTCTGCCGCACCGCCCGCGTAAACAAACCGAAACACTGATCCCGCAATAGGCGCAGGCAAAGTGTAGGTGTTGTCTTGACCACCGTCTGGAACAAGAAGAATCCTGCCACTGTGGGTCGCATTAGTGAGCGTTACATTACCGTCAGCAAGGCTTACAGGGCCGTCACCAAGAGTAGAAACCTCTGTAATGGTGCCCGTGGTAGCGTTTTTGCTTACGGTTTTGAAGGTGCTTTCGGAACGCACGGGTCCCGAGAAAGTAGAATTAGCCATGTCTGTCTCCTGTCTTGGCTGGTGTCTAATGTTCCACGTGGAACAATTAGTCAGGAAAAAGCCGCCCGAAGGCGGCTCTAGTTTTTAAGCACCGGGGGTGCCAAACACACAACGCCAGTCAGAAACTCCAAAACTGTAACGCTCACGCGCCTTGAAGCGCATGTTGCCAGTGTCAAAGTCACCTTCCATGGCAGTCTTGATCGGGCTACGGTTAAACAACTTGAAGCCGTTAGGTGCATCCGTCTTGATGAAGAATGCATCTGTATCGGTCAAAAAGTGGTTTACAACAGCGCCGTCAGGGAGCATTCCCATAGACTTCAATGCGTTGGTGTCGTTGTCCGCTGTTCCCGAGCGAAGGTTAGAGTTGATAACTCTTTCTGCAATAAATTGCAGTTCTTTCGGGATAATCAGCTTCATGCCACGAACAGCAATCTTCAAGCCACGCTCATCGGTGAAGCCCGCGATATCAATCATCATCTGCTCCAGCGAAGTCTCATTGAGATCCGCAGCAGTAGACAGAAGGTTTCGCTGGTTACCCGACAGAGACGGGTGAGCGGCTGAACACAAAGCAGCACCGTCCCCTACGGGGAAAGTAGTATCAAAAGCATTGTTCAAAATAGACGCTGCTTTGATCTGCTTGGTTTGTGACATAGATCGTGCCAAAGCACGGGTGTAGCGAGACGCCAGACGATCATAAAGATTGTCTTCGATTGCCTCTTCAGTGATGCTGAAGGCAAGAGCAATTGTCTCGTGCGTATAACGTGCAGTGAAAGTCTCCTGCGCGTCATCAAACGAGATTGCACCGCCTTCTGACTTAACCGGCGCAGTGCCGAAGCCAGACAGCATTACCTCTTCTTCAAAAGCACGGTCTGAGGTTTCTTCTTCAAAGATCTCAGAATGCTCTTGCTCGTAGCGATCATACTCAAGGCCGAAGAGAGCATTCAGTCCGGGCTCAAGCTCCTTCGCCAGTTGTGCGCGAGAAATAGCCATTACTCAATCTCCCTTAAATACCAGTAGAGTCAGCAGTCGTCTGAGACGCTGAAGCTGACGCTGGCGAGTTGAAGTGGAAGTTAAACCGAACTACGAAGTTCACTCCCGCCGCATCATAATCGAGGTTGGCCACATCTGTGGTCAGCCCGACAATACGCATAAACAGCGTTGCTGTTGTAGCTGCGGTAGAAATGTCTAGTTCAGCAGTGGATCGGCCTGTGTTGGTAGACCCTGAAGTACCATTTGCCAAAGAGCAGTTGGAGAAAACATCAGCCAACGCGGTTGCCCGGTTGGTAACGCTTTCATCAGCGGCGACCATGAACAGTTGGTTAGGGTTATCAGCAACAAAAGCTTTAACAGGGAAGTTAGTGTCTACACTAACGTTGTTAGAGCCGGGCCAATAGTTTTTGAAAACGGTCTTCTTGCTAGAGCTATCAACGTACTCTACGCCCATTAGGACTCCAAGAGCGGGGACCGTACCACCGTTAGCTGCGCCAACGATATCAATCACACCAGCAGCCAACGGGATCACCGCAGAATACTGGTAGATGGCATTGGTGTTGTCATTCGCAATCTCGTATTGCGTAACACCTGTGGTATTAGCACTCGCGCCATTAAGACCAATAGGACGAAGACCAAAGGCAGTATCTTGATTTGCCATCGATTAGTTCCTCGTTCAGTGCGGCCCTATTTCTTGGGGCCGCCAAAAGTTACACGACTTTGACGCTCGGGTTTGCCGATTGTCATAGTTGGATGAGCGTTTTCTCGCAACATATCACTCTCAACAGCTTCGATCTGGTCCGCGTTACGTTGAGCAAAATACTCAGCGCGTTCCTGCACTGTTTCAACTGGTATCCGTGCGAGCATCAATCCACCCACGCCAAACACACCCTCATATCTACCTGATTCAATTACCGGGGACTCAAAATCGGGGTATTCGTCTTGCCGTACTAGCTCATAGCCTTCTCGCAATCTTGCTGAAATGTTTTTCGTGTCATCAAAGCCACGAACTTCAGCACGAATCCAACGATGTTTAAACCCTTCTGGTGCAGGCGGTGCGTCCAACATGGACGGGGGAGCCCAAGGCTTACGAGTTCCTTGTTTTTCCCGTGACGCTGCATTACGTGAGGCGCGTTTGATGCCTTCAAAGCCTTTTTTCTCTTCCGACATGTCCATCACTCCTTCACATATTTCGCGTATTCTTCAAGCGGCACTCCCAATTTTTTAGCAATGGCAACTTGGGTCTGGGAGAGTCGAACCCTTTTGCCGCGCCCAGATGAACTGGAGCGTGAAACACCAGCCACAGCCTGAGTAGGTCTACGACTAGCTGATTGATCTTCTCCAAATTTATGCGGAAACTCCCGCTTAATTCTGGAATCTAGCTCAGTATAATAGTCATCACTCTGAGGATCAAATCCTTCATCCTCTATTAATTTTTTATGTATTCCAAACGCAGCAAAAGTCATTGCCTCGTCTTGACCAAACCAAGAATTACGGCCCGCCCAGTCTTCTGCTTTGGCGTCAGGTCTAATCGGTTGTTGAGGCTGTTGGGGCTGTTGGTAAGCCTGTGGTTGTTGATATTGCTGATTTTGTGCAGTTTGTTGGTAAGCTTGGGCTTGCCGTTGCGCGGCAGAATAGTTGTTTGCGGCCACAGAAACGTCTGTGAGGGCTTTTTGTGCGGCAACGGTCCCGTCCGCATCCCCAAGCTCTACCGCCCGTTTTAACGCCGCCTCTGCTTGCTGTTGCTGTAGTGCCAAACGGTTGCCATATTCAGACATATACCCTTGGTCTAAATTTTCCATCCGTTGACGAAGTTGTTGAGCCTCGCTTTGGACATTTTTAGCGTAAGTTAGAGCCTCTTCTCGCTCTCGCTCCGCATCGCGCATTTTTTTAGTCAGACGATTGATGCGTTTTTGCACAGATTCACTGTACTGCTCCATTTCCGCCTCTGCCCCTGGAGCTGAGTCTTCTGAAACAGAGACTTCTGCGACTTCTTCGGTGTTTTCTTCTTCCGAAACAGGGACTTCTATTTCCGTTTCTTCTGCATCCCCTACTTCTAGCTCAAATTGAGCGTTTTCCGCAGCATTTGCCATGCTGATTACCCTCCTTACAGACTAAGAATATCCTCGGGATCGTCAATAACAGCAAGAATCTCATCATCATTCAAGATCCTGCACTCGCCACCCTCTATGCGAAACCGAGAACCCGCATAACGAGCAAAAATAACCCATTGTTTTTCTTGGCACCAAGGCCCGTCTGGAAATTTTTCTTCGTCTTTGTAACAAAGGGAGCCTTGTTTTACGACATACCCCACTACCGTTTGTATTTGAGTGTCATCTAACACTTTAGTGGGTATGTAAATGCCGCCATCTGTGGTTTCTTTACCACGATACGGCAAAATAAGCATTCTCCACCCGGTGGGTGTGGGCATTCTGTCCAGCAAACTTTTATCCATAGCCGCTGGATCAAGAACTTTTGGTTGGGGTGCCTTATATAAGCTTTTTATGCCTTCTTCGGCACTTTCAAGATCGACTGTCTCCGCTAAATCAGTCATTTAGTTGCTCCTGTTGTTCTAGCAGGCCCGAGAGTTCCTGTGCGATGTGATTCAAAGCAGCTATTTCACCCATGAGGTGTTGATATTGCTCCATTGATTTGACTTGGTTGTTTTCTAATATCTCTAAAATCTGGGTTTTTCTGTCCTTTATCAGCCTCTGGATAAACTGAACCAGTTGTAAAACGTCCAAGATGCGCTCCGTCTTAGATTATCGTATCTATATACCATTTTGTTATATACGATGCAAGCTAATACGTCCACATCACGGGAGTTGTGACTCTCATGTCCACGTGAACAAACGTTTTTGCAACACCTATCCCTGTGAAACCTACAAGAAAAGCTTCTTCTACAATCTTTCGGCGCTGAACACCATTAGCCACAGCAATGTCCGCGGCTAGTCCCGTTGTATGAATCCCAGGTTTTTCCTTAATTTTTTCAACGCTGTGTGTGGGAGCCCTGTAACCAGATGTGACCGTAAAAGGAAAGTTGCAACGCTCCCGCAACTCATCCAACTGCCCAACAAAACCGGTGTCTATAAAGTTGTCACCCGTCTCTGAACAAGCAAATTCATCCAAAGTAAAATACTTGTAGTTCACTCTTTTTTGCCTTGACCTAAAAACAAACCAAAAACGGCTGTCATAGCCCCAGTGCACACGGAAACCAAACCGGCCTGCTCAAAAGTAGGGTCAGAAAGTGTTGTAAACCAATGAATCACGTCCCACGTCGCCCATGCCATCATCAAAACAAGCACACGGGGTACAACGCGCCACTTGTCAAATGTCTCTGGCGTCATTTTTCACGCGCTATGTTTTTGGTTTTTTCAAATGTCCTTAAACCACCCAACCCGAGCATCCCAAGGAGTACAGTTAACAGGCTTTCCATCTCAAAGGCAGGCAATTCAGGGGTTTCCACACCAAATACCGCAATCCCAAAAACAACGAGAGGCTGGCCAACAAAGTGCCAAGCCAAAGCAACCCCGCAAGTCCACCCAACAAATGGCCGCCAACCTGCGACAAACAATGACTTATGTGCCGCCTCTGCCTTGTTAATCTCCAACTGGCCTTTGGCAAGCTCCTGTGCGTGTCGTTCAGACATGGTTGCAATTTCATGAGCTAACCTCGCCTTTTCATCGGCATCCGGGATGAACTTATCTAAAAGCCCTGTTACTGGACCAATAAGTGCCTGTAGCATTAAAAAACGCCCCCGCCTCCACTTTGTGCCGTGTTTATCATCGGCGCACCCGCATCCGCACGGAAAAGGGCACCTTGGTTTGGATCTGGTGGCTGCACCGCCGGGGCGGACATGCCGCTCGGCTGTGGCATGGCTCCTGCGCCAACACTAAGAGTACCGTCTGGGTTGGTAGTGCCCATCATGCCACCGCCCTGAAGGGGGTTGCCCTGAAACGCCGCGATAGAGAGACCGTCTCCAGCGGGGATTATTTCACCAGATGCCAGTCTTGTTTGCCTGTCAATCATGTATGGGTTAAATCCACCACCGAAGCCACCACCGAAGGGCCTAGAAATAGGGAATCCTCCATACGGGTTAGGCCGTGGACCCCCCGTCATGGGCGGGGGCATTTGGTTAAATCGCGGGGGCATTTGACCAAATTGTTGATTAAATTGGCTAAAACGATCCATCCCCATGCTGTATTGTTCTGGCGTCATTTGAGCTAATTGATTAAACATGCCAAAACCGCCGCCCATAGAAGGACCAAATTGCTGTCGGAATTGACCAAAACGGTCCATTCCCATGCTGTATTGCTCTGGAGACATCATCGCCAACTGATTGAAAAAGGCTCCAATTCCACCAAACTGGTTGCCGCCAAATGGTCTTGGCGGTTGTGAAATTGGCGGCGGCATTGGCGGAGGGGTCTGTGGGGGCGGAGGAGGTCCGGGAGTTGGTAAAGGCTCTCCTCTAATACCTGCTGTGCCTTCTAAAGGTGTGCCTGCAAAAGGGTCAATATCTGGTTTCTGAAACGGTCTAGACGGTCTAGGTATTGGTCTTCTAATTACAGGGGAGCTGAACCTTGGGTCAGGATTAAATGAAAAAAGGGCTGGGTTCATTGGCCGACCCGTAGCCATGTTTGTTCCGGGGGCGGCCATGCGGCCTCCGAAACTAGTGGGTCCTTGCATCAGCGCCGCCCCCATTTGTCGATCAGGACGTATAGAACGAGCAAAGGGGGATGGTTGGGGCTGAAAACTAATACTGGGCGTATCTGAGGGAAAACCACCATACAACTGAGCATATTGCCCGTAGCTCATTCCGGGAGGAGGCATAAACATTTTGTCACCTACGCGCTAGTAAAACGCGAGCCACGTAACGCGGCACCCATGCCTCGCTTCGTGCCCGTGGTTACTTTGGCAAACATCGTATCCGGAGTTTTCTCTTCCTTGGCCGAAGCATACGGAATAGAACCCTGCCCTTGAATGTCTGCCTTGTTCACAGGGGCCGGTGGGTTTTTTGGTGGAGCGCCATTTACTTTGACCGTCATCTCACTCTCCTCTTTTTAACAATTCACGTTGCAGAGCGGCATCAATACGTGCCTGCGTCTGACGCTCTTGACTAGCAAGCCTCTGCTGGAACTCAGTGGCCTTATTTTGCATACGTTGCTGGTCGAGTTGCAACTCCGCTTGATCCATCTGAGCATCCTGCTGCATCTTCTGCTGATCCATCTGAAGCTCTTGTTGCTTCAATTGTATCAAAGGATCGGGACCTTGGTTTTGACCACTAACCTGTGCAGAAAGTTGCTTGAGCTTCTGGAACTCCTGTGCGTTGATCTGAGCGGTCATGGCCTCCAACTGAAGCTCTTGCTCGGGATTAAGGGGTTGACCCCCTGTTTGTTGAAGCATTTGCGCCGTAGCCATTTCCTGGGACTTTAGCTTCACATGCTCAATTACATGCTTCTGTAACAAGATGGGCACTTGCGGGATGGTTTGAAGCGTGGGCGCTGTAGCAAAAACCAAGTGCGTCATAATATGAGCATCGTGATCTTGGCCCTCAAACGCTTTCAACTGAACCATATCTAGTACATCGATATTTTCTTGCGCTGGATCTTTTGGTATCGGATCTTCCGAAGATGGGGCAATCAATATCTTGTCAATATCATTGACCCCCAACGCCTCATACATACGACGATACGCCTCGTGCATATCATGCATTTGTGGGGCTTGCATGGCCATCTCAAGCTGAGACTGCGCCATTGCTATACGTTGAGCCTGTGAAAAAGTGTTTGGGTTGGAGACAGGTATAACATCTACGCGATCATCGAAGTCTTCTCGCATGATCGTGCGGTCACCACCAGATACAGCATACGGGTACTCTTGCGGCAGATACTCCGACATCACCCGAGCCAACAGCCTGAACTCTTGCTTCATGCTGTAGTGCAGACGTTTGTGGACTGCACTCATGACCCGTGAGCCCTGTTCCAACAACGCCACTGTAGTGCCCACAGCAGCCTGTTGATTGCCGTCCCCTACCTTCATGTCGGTTATGGTGGCAAAACGCCGTCCTGCGTCCACCACGAAGCCCAGAAGCTGCATCAGGGTGCCGTCCGGCCCCTTGAAGGGCAAAGGCATCAAAGAATCACGGATCGCGCCACCCGGTGCGTCTACGTCTCTAAACTCACCCGGTTGCAAAGGCTCTTCATCGTCACGTACCCGTAGACCCCTAGCCTTAAAACCCGCAGGTAGATTGGACAAGGTGCCCGCATCAATAAGCTGACGCAACGCCGCGGTGGCTGTTCTGGACAAACCACCAATCGTGTGAATCAAACCAAGGCCATAAAACCCAAAACCCGGTAAAAACTTGTAGTGAACAAAATATTGTATCTTTTTCTTACGGTCATCATCTTCCCTGAAGTTGCGTCTAATTGACAGTATCTGACCGTTATCTTCGCTTATTGTGACGATATACGGGACTTTGATGCCCGTTGGCTCGCCATCTTCCCCCATGTCTTCAAAACCAGACAAGTCTAAATTGACGTGGCACTCCAAAAGAGTGCAGTCATAATCCAGATTACTGGGCTCCATGCCCTCTAACTTGTCCAACTCACCTGAAATCTGACCATCGTCAGACTGAGATGGAATAACAGAGATGTCCCTATAGAACCCCATGACCTGTCTAATCCGCAGATCATTCAAAGACATCTTCACAACCTGCGTAATGTTTTCACACGAATCAAGGTCCGTGGCCCCATAGGGCACCACAATGTCCTCCGCCGGGACAAACTTGCTTACCGCCCGGTCAATCGCCTCGTCAAAGTACACTTTCTTGAAAGTAGACCCTGCCAAAGGCAAGTAAAACAACATTTGATCAAACTCAGGCGTGTACTCGTCCATCACATTCGTGATGTAGTAGTTCATAAACTCTTTGACACGAAACGCCTGCGCCTCATTGCTCTTGGTTTTTTCACCTACAACAGAGGTGCGAACAGGACCAGAAGGGGGCAAAAGCTCGTTGAACGCCTGCGCCTGAAACTGTGTGGCAGCTTCTGCAAGCAAGGGGTGTGTCACACCCGTAGCGCCACGAAAAGGCATCGTGCGCTCTTCGTAGTTGTAGCCCAGAAGCTCCAAGCCCTTGGAATAAGCGTCTTCCCACTCAGAGCGAGAGGATTTGTTAGACTCAAAGTCCTCCAGTAGTTTGGAAGAAAGGGCTCCAAGTTCCCGGTCATCTAACTCTTCTGCTAAGTTCTCATAAAAATCGCCGCTGCTCAGTCCCATCATCGCCATGGGATCAAGGTCAACGATGACACCCCCATCATCCTGGGGCTCAATCTCTATGCCTTCTGGCAAAATATCGTTAACAGAACCTACAAAAGTGCCGGGAGCCGCGATCTCTATATCAAGCTCCATCTCGGCTTCTTCTACTTCAGGCGCTGTTGTGCTGTCCATCAAGGACGAAAGAAGTGCTTTATCGTCACCGTTTGCCATAAGTAACCCTTATGTTTCCGGCACTATAGTATCACGGGGTACAGCTTACTGTAGAAGTGCCGTCTGCATTATTTGTAACGGTACAGGTAAGCTGTGGAACACTGTCCATAATGTTTTGGATGGCCGCAGTATAATCCGTCCAGACCGTACTCATAAGGTCATTGTTGCCCTGATCCATGGTCAGTATGGTGTCAAACCCGTCTATCGCAACGTTCGACACGCCCGTTATACCCGCTGTACCCAAGGTGGTTGTAGCGTCTAGACCCGCAGTTCCAAGGTCCACCAACCCATTCACAGCCGTGTTAGAAATAGAAACGTTGGAATCAAATCCGGCAGAACCCAAGGCCCCAAGCTCTGTCATACCTGTAGTGCCCAAGGTCACCAGACCATTTATGAACCCAGAATAATCCACGTTACCCGCAGCATTCATACCCGCAACAGCAACATCACTCGTGATTTGATTGGCATCAACAAAAGCACCGTACAGGGCTTGGTTAGATTGCGAGGTGGCCGCTACACGAGCCAGACTCACATCCGCATTATACTTGGCCATAGTCTTAGCTGAGTCCGATTGCATCCACATCATGCCCAAACTTGTGACCGGTGTGGCCAAAATAGAAGCCCACTGAAGAGCCTGAGACTGTTGAGGGACCGGAGTCACCGAAGGGGTTTGTGTCAACGCTAAAGCCATGACCGCGGCACTTGCAGCCTGCCCATCGCCCGCTGAAGCAATCACAGAAAGAGCATCAAACTTGGCTTGTGCTGCCGTTGCGTTGGCTTGTGCTGCCGCTTGAACAGCTTCGTAGTATTCAGTATTTACAGAAGAACAACCCGTCACCGCTACCGCACACAACAAACCCACGACACCCTTCATGCTTATCTCCTCATGTGTGAAATGTACGAGCCAACCCCGCGTTTTATAGAGGGTATCTTATACATGTTTCTCGCTATCGGAGCAAGGCTGCCTACGCCGCCGCCTACGGCGTAACCTCTTACTGCGGCTTCTGATTCGCGTTCCTGCCGCTCCTCTATCCGCTCTTGGTTTTGTTTTGGCAAGTTTCTGTTGTATTTTTTTAAGTCTTTTAATTCTTTAGCTTTTTTTACAAAAAACGCCGTGTTTAAACGAGATTCTATGTAATCCTCTCGGGTTTTCTGTGGGCCTTCTTTTGTGCTTCTTACATCCCGGTCCCATTCTGCTCCAAAAACTAAATTAGCTAGGTCGTCATAGTGCCTGCTCATTCTTTTGTCTTCTAAAATATCTATTAACCGCTCTTGTGCCTCAGAGGGCGTCATCTCAACGCCAGAGTTTCGATAGTACTGATCTCTAAACATTTCTACAGATTCTGACCACTGCTCTTCGTTTAAAGCCGTCATCCCATCTACAATTCGCAGTTGAGTTTCATTAAGTTCTGGAAATTGTTTATGACGATATTCGTGAGCGTATACAAACGGTGTTGCCGCATCGTGTATTACGTTAAGGGTCCCTACTTCCGTGGGCACGTTTGAAAAACCCCTTGAGGTATACCCTGGTATAGGCTTATCAAACGTGCCCACGGGTAAGCTTGTTTTGTCCGGGTTAATGTAAAAACCCTTCATATTAAGTTTTTCAGTGCCCGGTAAACCTTTAAACCCGTGATAACGAGCAATAGAGGGGTCTATGTCCGCCGCATAGTTGCTCTGAGCAGCGACTTCAATAGCAAGCTCATTGTCAAACGCTTGCTCTCGGAGTCGCTGACGCTCTAGCGCCTCTAAAAACGCAGGCTCTTGCTCTACTTTCCCGCCCTCGGCATATCCGCTGGGATCATCAGTGTTTACTTGCCCTTTTTCCACCAAATCTAAAATCATTATTTCTGCTTGGTTTTTGTCTTTTGCAGGCAAGTTGTAACCAATGTCATTGTTTTCTAAGTCCATTCGCCTAGAAACAATAGGGCCCCCAGCAATCGGACGAAACTCTCTTGCATCCGCAAAAAATTTGGCTAACTCTGGCGTATCTGTTTTAGACGCCAACCACCCTAAAGCTACGTGACGTGCCGCGTCACGCTTGGAAGGAGACAACCCATAACGATCACCAATAGAAGACGCCCAATCGGTGTCCTTTTGAGAAATACCTAAATAGCTAGCAACGCCCTCTTCCAAACCGTTTTCTAAAATAGCTTTGAATAAAGGCTTGATAGTCTCATCCAACACAGAACCGCCCTCTGAGTACCGACCAGCTTGCATGGATTTAGATGTTTTCTGCGTAGGGGTACGAAAAAAACCACCTTGAGATAGAACAGCGCCCTGTCTGGACGGACCTAACTGCGGGCTAGTGCCCTGTG